TCGCTGCTTCCCCCTGCACTTCTCCAAATAATAATAAATCTTGTATGGCTTTTTCGTTACCTTTTCCATACAAACGAACCATTTCTTCAAATTTGGCGGTGGCTTGTGGTCCCATCTGTGACAACTTGCTACGCACGGCTGCGGCATTAGCTGCTTCTTTGGCCCGTGCTGCTGCTGTTTTTGCATCTTCACCAGTGATTGAACTGACTGCACGTAGATTGACCAGATATGCTTCAGATTCTTTTGCCAAGTCTTGATCAGATTTTCCACGTAAACTACCAGTTCTTTGCAGCATAGCCATATATTCAGCAGTGCCTTGAATTTGATCTTCAATACTAATGCCCATATTCAACAGACTTTGTCTGGCACCCATACCAGCTTGGGCGACTGCTGCTAATCTTTTGGCTCCTATGGCAACATTGCCACCAAATTCAACCATTGCCACAGAATTGTTGGCAATAATCGCACTAAACTTTTCTTGCCCGATACCTGCTTGAATGGCTGCTCCCCGCAATTCAGTTATACCACCCGCGAACAGTGCACCTGCTGACGATGCTTGTTGGAATGCGTTGTATGTACGTTCAATGGCCTTGGAGGTAACTTCCACTTGGAACTTTAGTAATTCCCCAGCTTCACCAGCTAATTTTCCAAATAACTGGCTGCCCAATACAGTCAGCGTACCAGCCAGTATAGTAGCTGGTGTTGGTATCATCATCAGTGCAGTACCTACTGTGGTACCCACACCCGCCAATCCCTGAGCTGCTTTGATGCTGCTATCGATTGCTGCGGTTTGCAGGTCAGCGGCCACCTGGAACGGACTTCCGTCGCCCATGATGCCGCGAACGCCGGTCATTACTTGCTGTTTGTAATAACTACCAAATGCCTGGGCTGCTAAACCTGCTACCTGAGCTGCTCCGTCTTTCAGCACAGACACCATGGCCTGCTGTGATTTGCTTAACAGCTCGGTCTGGAGTGATGCACGTTTCTTACCGTCAGTTTCTAATGATATTTGTTTTTGTAATTCTTGGAGTTCAGGACCAATGTTTTTAAAACTCTTGGCTCCAGATTTTAAATCAGCATCTAACTTTTTAAAGTTATCCTGAACTGTTTTGACTGACGTTCCAGCAAACTTAGTGACATTGACACCAGCCTTCTCCAGGGCTGCATTCATATTGCCCAGAGCTTGTGTAAACTGCTGCATCATTTGTGCTATTTGTGGATCTAAATCTGCCATGTGGTCCAATGCCTATAAATATTCTGACACTCAACTATATTTATAGGATTCAATATATGGATACAAAACCCCTTAACCCTCTTGCCAAGCATTTTAGACAAGCAGCCATTTATTTCCGCTTGCCCAGCCAGGGCCGATACTGGACTGAAGGGTCGTTAAATCTACCAGTCACTGGTGAGATCGCAGTGTATCCCATGACAGCCCGTGACGAAATCACACTGAGAACACCCGACGCACTAATGAATGGGCAGGGTGTCATTGACGTTATACAGAGTTGCTGCCCGGATATTAAAGATGCCTGGCGTATGCCCAGTACTGACGTTGACTCAACACTGATAGCCATCAGAATTGCCAGCTACGGACAGGGCATGGATTTGACTGCCAAATGCCCCAAATGTAATGAACCACATGAGTTGTCAGTAAACTTGTCAGAAGTAATGAGTCGTATTAGATACCCCAATTACAGTGAAAAAATCGATGTTGGTGGAGTTCATATTAAACTTAAACCACAGGAATACTTCAGTGTAAATCAGACTGATCAGATCAGGTTTGAAGAACAACGAATTATATCCAGTCTGACCGATACTTCTCTTAGCGAAGACGCCAGAATCGTGGCCTACAGCAAGCACATGCAGAAGATAGTCAACTTAAATATCAAAATATTGACAGACAGTACAGAATATATTGAGACTGAAGATGGAACACTGGTCACTGATCAGAGTTATATCATTGAATTTTATAATAACTGTGAAACATCAGTGGTACAGGCTGTACAAGAAAAGCTGACAGCATTACTGGAATCTACTAGGATACCACCTGTGGATGTGGCTTGCGATGCTTGCCAGGCACCATTTAGTATACCACTGGCATTTGATTATTCAAGTTTTTTCGCGAAAGGCTCTTGACACTCGATAACCCAGAAACTATTGAATATCTAGAACAACTGGATAAAGAGTCAAGAGCCATAAGAAATGAAAGTATGAAACTCAGCTGGTGGATGCGAGGCGGAGCCACCTACGAGGATATAATCATGATGAGCCGATCAGAACGTGACATGATTGGTAAACTTATTGAAGATAATATGGAAGCTACAAAGAAGTCAGGACTACCATTCTTCTAAGATGGACTACGTCCATCTGTTGTTTCGCTATCGCTCAACAACATTTTTTTAATTTGATGCAGTTCTAATGCTTCATCCAGATTAATCAGTCATACTTCGCCTGACAAACAGGCGAAAAATTTTTGTGGACTTCATCCGAGTAGCACAATCACTAACTAAAAGGGTTTATATTTCTACACAGAGGCGGTCATCCTGTACCTCTACCCTAGCCTTCATTACGACGGTACCCATATACACTGTAGTTAGCCAGCCGTACATGAGCCAGGAGTTGTATCTGTTTCACAGAGCTCCAATCTTTTAGCCTTGTTTATCTATTTCTTTCAAACAGCAAAATTGGTTGTATGTAGGCATATCCAATCCACGTCCTGTTAAGGATAGTTGCTGAGTGCTTGCGGCAGCGGCAAGTCTTCCGTCCCCGTTTTTATCCGGTTGTCATAGGCACACGAGGTTAACCTGTGCTAGTCTCTACTGCTTAAAGGGTTCTATGTGATGCCAGGATTTGAATTAAATCTTGTTTTTGATGTGAGAGCCATGGACACGGACACTGATCTGTCCGTTATAATAATCATCTGATTCTAGTACTCTACGACTGAATTGCTCGCGGGCTTCAATGTAACTGCATTCCGCTTTACTACGACAGTAATAGAGTATTTCGCGTTTAAATTTGTCTAGGCCTTGGTTGTTGATGTCTTCAGTTAGTTCAGTGCTTGAGCCATGGTATTCTTGCCAGTCTGAGTCGATTTTGCTTTTAATTCTTTTTTTCTTTTTGTTGCCGTTTTTAAGTTTTACTACTTTATAAGTGGTTTTAGAGAATTTTGCCAGTTTTTTACCTATGTACATGCGTCCAGTGGCCGTGTTGGTAATTAAATAAACAAAACCAACACAATCTTCGGGTAATTCTGTTACTGGTGTCTCTTGATAATACCATGTCATGCTTATAGTTATCCTGGATTACCAGCATTTAAAAATTATGTAATATCTATATCAGTGTTGTATGTGGTAAATCCGTTTTCTTTGACCACGTGCAATGTATTATTTACACGACCCGCCAGTTCATCTTTGTGTGATACCAACCAGATACTCTTGTTAGCGTCTCGACTCATCTTTTTCAGGATGGCCAGACTGTTCTCCACACCTGAACTGTCCATACCGCTATCAACCAGCTCATCAATAAACAATAAGTTGATAGGCTGGTATAAACTTTCCCAGACATCACGGAATGCCCAGCTCAACGATAATATTAGTCTGTTGCGTTCACCACGAGATAAGTTATCAAAGTCCAGGTCTCGTCCCAGTTCAGTAATGGCCACTGTTAAATCGTTGTTGAATTTTACAGTATGCGGTAGTCCAATGCGATCTAAATATTGACCCAGTCGGGCATTTAGGTAAGATAAGTTCTGATCAATAATACGCTTACGGATAAAACTGTCCTTGTTGGTCAACAACTTGAGCAGAAACTCTTGATGGTCTTTGATATTAGTCAGTTCGTTAATGGTGTCGAAACTGATCTCCTCTACACCCTGTGTCTGCATTTCAGCAATCTGTTCAGTATAGGGATCCTCTTCGTTGCGTTTAGATTCAATCTGTTGTTGTAAGTTGGCCAGCGTGGCTCGATGATGGATAGCATCTTCTTCTTTATCGTAATAAACTTTTGGGTGCGGACCTAACTCGCCTAAACTTTTTAGTGCGTCGGTTAACTCTAGCCACTGCCCATTATCAGACAGTGCTTGTAGTGCAGCTTCTGATAACGCAGACTTTTTGTCTGTCAACAGATGCTCATGTTGTGCGTCATGCAAATCCTGACCACAAGTGCTACATTTATGATCTTCTAAATCTGCTATTTCTTTCTTTAATTTTTCTATAATCTTGACATTACGAGCTTCATCAGCCTCGGCCCGCTTGATCATGGTGGTCAGATCATTGATGTCTTTGCGTTTTTGGTTGTATGCTGTTAGATCTTTATGAGCTTGAATTTCCAGATCAATGTCAATTTTGGACAACTCATCCAAGGCCAATTGCAATTTGGCGACGTCTTCAGCGTGTTTGTTCTGCCAGATGCTCTGACGACGTTTTAAACTTTCAATCTGTTCTTCAATACGCCGATTGGCATCACCCACTGCTTTGATGCGATACTCTTCAGCAGTAATAGCATCTTTAGTCGTTTTATTCAGCTCTTTTAGATTCTCAGCCTTCTCACTGAGAAGTGTAATGCCCAATAGCTGTTCAATCATAACACGCTGATCGTTGGCTCTCATGGCCAGGAATGGTTCAGTATAGGTATTCAGGGCAACAATGTGCTTGAACATATCATGGCTCATGCCCAACATACGTTCAATTTCTGCCTGAGTCTCGCGACTGTCTCCCTGGGCATCGTCAGTGATTTCTTTTTCATGATCGCCTACCCAGAACTTCATAACAGCAGGTTTGCGTCCACGCTCAATACGATAACTCTCACCGTCGTTTTCAAAGTCAACAGTAACCATCATATTCTTCTGATTGGTCTTGTTGATCAAGTTGTCTTTCTTGATATTGGTCAAAGCATTGCCGTAAAATGCAAAGCTCAGAGCATTGATGATAGTGGTTTTACCAGTACCGTTACGGGCACCTGAGTCGTCACCACCCAGGTCTAAGTTTTCGCCCAACACCAGTGTTAGATCGCGGCGATCAAAATCCACCGCCTGTGTGGCATTGCCTACACTCATGAAATTCTTTACTGTCAGAGTCTTTATTTTAAACATAAGTGCTTATAAATTAAATCCGCAATGTATTGATGACCCTCTTCAAGAAAATGGTCACGGGGTCCAGATGGGAACTGAGAAACTATATCGCGAATTGCAAAGTTATTCCAGCGATAGAAGTTGTCAGTGTCTATCTGACTATTATAATACTGTATTTCGTCATGGACTTCAAAAATTTGATCATCATTCATCAAATCAAAATTGATTAATAATTCAACTTTGTTAATAAATTGATCTTTAGGGGCGAGCCACTTATGTAATGCATTATCATGGCAATTGACCATTAAGTAATTTTTATTATTTGCCTTGAGATATGATTGTAATAACAAAATTTGTTGCATCCAAATACGAAATGCATACATTCGATTAAACCAGATTTGATATAATGTTCTACCCCAAGTTTTATAATAATCTTTATCTCCAAAGTCGTAATGCACTAACTTGGGATTAAAGTTTCCTTCGGCATTGTCGTCAGACTTGTAAAAGGTAAATTTGGTAGTTGATGTCCATGCAATTATGAATAAATCAATGTCAGTGTTAGCACAATATTTGATTGTGTTAAATACATTCCTCTGATTGGATCCACATGGTACACCGTCATTGATAACTTCAGCACCCAGCTTTTGGCCCAATAATATAGGCCAAGATGTTTTCTCAGGAGAGATTAATTCATCTCCATAAACATGAGAATCTCCAACAACATAAATTTTCATAGATTTCTATAGATATCCAATAACAGATTGGGATTGTATTGATTGCTGTCTATACTGCTTAATTGCTTGGTTACAATGGTATCCACTGATTCAAAGTCAATGTTGCCCTGAATTTCATATTCTGTCAAATCTGTGGTCTTGGCTGGGATCAGTGTGATCTCTCGTAGCCGGTAGGTATCAATAAATGTTTCTTTGACAAATGTGGCTTCTTCGTAGCTGATGTCAATGTCCAGGTTAACCCGTACATGCATGCCAGGTTGCAACATTTTTTCTGTATGTTTTAAGACATCCGACAGTTGAAACACGCGATACATGGGTTGGTCAGGCCAGCTGTGATACTCTGGCGGTTTACCCCATTCCAGAATCATCAGGCCACGGTCGTCGTCACCAGCGTCAGCATAGTTGTGTGGGAAACAGTTGCCCAGATATGTGATGTTCTTTTTGGTTTGTCGTTTATGAAAGTGGCCGCTGTATACGTGTTCAAAGCCCACAAAGTCGTCTCTGCGCAGTTCGCCGTGTTCAGGCATCTCCACCATGGCGTTCATTAGATAGCCCGGCAGTTCAAAGTGCCCAAACATGTACTTGCCACCCAACTTTTTAATACGCTTATGGTCGTCGCCCACTAGCCAAGGAGCAAAAGTAACATCTCCAGTAGTGAACCAATCGTTAACAATAGTAATATTTTTAAGATGTTTTGCCCACTCCACGCTTTGAACATCCCTCTTATCGCGATAATATAAGTCGTGATTACCAGGAATAAAGAACACATGGTCAAAATTGTCATTCAGATGCTCCAACGCTCTGAGACTGTAATTGAGCGTAACAATATTTATTGATGCTCTATTGTTATGCCAGTCACCTAAGAACATGGCAGTCTCACAACCTTCAGCACGAGCTTTGGCTGTGGCCCATTTAATGAAGTTTAGGCAGTCATCATTATGCAACGTACTATTGGATTTTAGACCAAAGTGTATGTCCGTGAATATAGCGGCTTTCTTAAATAGATTGTTCATAGGTACGAGTATAGCAGGGTTCGCCTGCTATATCAAATGTTATGGCTTTATTCGTCGCCGTCGCTGCCGTAGCCACCGCCCGAACTCATGCCCTGGCGTGTGTATGACGGAGTCAATCCGTTCATTTCTAAAATATCATCACGCAAGTTTTGATTTCGTTTTTCAATGTTCAGCACACGAGTAAAGCTGTTGGTAATGGCTGCTGTGTAGTAAGCGAACGGATTGGCTGATTTACTTTCGTCGAATTGTAGACCAATCTGGGCCAACTGCAACAAAGCCTGACTGCGCATTTCGTCGTTGTAGGTGTAGCCACGCCAATTAGACCGGGTAGCATACCGTTCACATAACTTCATGAACATGTGTGCCAGTTTATTGGTCATCTGTCCGTGGTCTTTGCTAAAATGTCCAGTTTCCAGGTCACCACGCCAGTGACTCTTGCCCACCAGGATGGGATTACCTTCAGAGTCTACTTTGTAGTGATGAAATGGTGGGAAGTTGACTTTGACGTATTTGGTATGTGTCAGGTC